TTATGACCGTAGACAACACGCTTACCGACTGCTTCACCTATTTTGCGCTTGAAATCAATGTATCTAGCGCCAATCTGAGCGCCGTTCATTTCAACAAAGAACTGCATTTCTAAGCCCCACACTTTGCACACTTTTTTCAGTGCATCAAATGTGGAAATGTAATAGAAATTAGTGCTCTTTGGGTTTGTTTCAGCAACGAAGCGAGGGGACCAGTTTGTGCCAGTTAAAAGCCATTCGATGACTGGTCTAGCACGTTGGTCTGTTGGGCGTTTGTCGTAAACGACTGTCTTGCGTAATTCCTCAATGCCAGACTGAACACCAATAAGCGTTGTGATATCCCCTTTGGTATTGCCTTGGGCAATGTAGAAGTAATGGAATTTATGCGTATCGTCGATTGACTGAATAGCCATGTATTCCAGTTTTGCCAGTTCATCATCCTTCAAAGCTTTCATTTCGACAGTCAAGCGGTCTGAAATGTAGTTTTCAGTGGTAAGACTGAATTTCTGCAAAGCCTTCTTAATTGCAGGTTTGCGAATAATCTTGATAAGTTTTTCGTCCTTATCGAATAAATAGATCATAGACTTTCATCCCTCCACTGTACCTCACGGATAGTTACATTCTTGCCTGTCAATCTGTCGCCGTCCTTCACATAAAACTGCTCAAGCGGGCTAAATCGTTGTAATTCACTTAGGATATTACGTCCGTCGTAAGTAGCTGTCACTTCTTCTGTACCGAATTTAATGACGATTTCCTTATTAGCTGCGTAGCTACCCTTAAACGATAGCTTGGTTTGACCGTTGATAATTTCAAATTCCGTTGCCGCTGTAGATGTCACGGCTACAATCTTCTCAGGTATTACCTGCTTAGCGTAAGTTAGATAAACAACGTCGTTAGAACGCTCTGGAACCCGTTTTTTATAGCCGTCTGGCACTAGCAAAACGAAACTGCTAATGACTGAAAGCCTATCTTCCTCGACTTCGTCCGCTTCCTTGAATATTGCGTAGTAAGTGAAATCCGGCTCATCGTCAAATGTGACTTCAAGATAGCCGCTAGGCCCTACCTCTCTCAAAATGCGGTTAAGCTCTCGGAAAGAGGTCCTCATGACTTGGCTAGTAACCGTAGTTAACTGATACTTAACTTCAATCTCACGCTCTGAGTCATTAACACTGTCCACCCAGACACCACGTCGCCCAGGAACACGAGTAGTTGAAATTTCACGATTGAGCAATGAACGTCCCTTAACTGTGAGCTGTCGATACCCTTGGATGATATCTTCTATAGGCGTCCCGTTGATACGCATGTTATCAACCGGCGCTCTTTGCAGCACCGTTGATTCCGTGCGCTTCAATGAAGCATAATCATACATTAGCTAAAACCTCTTTTCTTTTAGTAGTTATCAAGCATTAATTCCATTGATTGAGCGTTAGTGATGTCCTCAGTAAATGCTCTGTAAGTTGTATCGCCCATTTTAAGCACGATATCCGCTGCCTGTTGAGTAACCGACATCTTACCGCCGTTGAACGAAACAGATGGATCATACCCTGCCAAACGACCTAACTGACCATCCATGCTACCAAGTTCATCAGTGATGGCTCCGTTGATATCTTGACCAGTGAATGCGTCGATAGCTCCTTGGGCCATATAGCGCATTGAACGGGCTACTTGGTCCGCTTTGCTATCAATACCGATGATGAAACCTTTATCCGTGTAGATACCGAATTGACGGAATACACGGGATGGTGATTTGATACCAAGCAAGGCTTTAGCTCCATTAATCGCATTACTTACCGCGCCTTTAACTGCTGAAATCAGCTTGCCGGCTGCGGATGTAACCCCGCTAACGAAACCGCTAATCAATTGAGAACCGACGCTTGCAGCTTGCCCGACGAATCCACGGGCTGCACTAAGTGCACCGCTAAACGCTGAGCGAACCGCTGAAATAATACGTTGCCCAGCGCTTGTTACTGCAGAAACCACGGCACTAAATCCGCTAGTAATAGCTGATTGAATAGAGCTCATGGCACTGCTTACCGCTGATCTAACAGCGCTCCAAGCTGAGCTGATAATGCTCTGAACGGAACTCATAGCACTTGAAACGATTGACTGGATAGATGCCCATGTACTTGATACAGTGCTAGCAATCGCACTCAATACACTGCTGATAAGTGACAAGATGGCGTTCCAAATTGCGCTGATAGTTGCTTGAATAGCTGACATGATTGACGTGATAGCCGCTTGGACTTGCGAGAAGTTACCAGTAACCAATCCGACGATAGCAGCTAATACACCAGCTAAAACAGCTTGGATACCCGTCCAGATAGCGTTCCAAATCGCTTGGATAGCTGACAAGGTGCTTGAAATAATGCTTGATATGCCGGCCATGATAGGTGACAGAATAGACATGATTGTATTCCAAACCGTTGAGAATACTGTCTGGATAGCCGTCCATGCTGCTGACCAAATGGATTGAATCACGGCGATACCGGCACTAATCACACCGCTAATAGCAGTCATAGCTCCGCCAGCGATTTGTTGAAGTAATGCCCAAAGCGTTTGGAATGGAATAGCTAACAATGCCCATGCTGCGTTCCAGATTGCGAGGATGAACTGAATCCCCGCTTGGATAATCGGACCAATAGCATTGATACCAATTGAAACAAGTGACTTGATGCCTTCCCAAACAGTAGACAAGATGGTTTTGAGCGTTTCCCACGCTCCAGACCAGTCACCTTGCAGAATCTGCATGCCCATTTTGATGATATTGAGGATGACTTCAATGACCGTTGAAATAACAGTGGTGATCATTTGCCAACTTGTCGAGAACAGTGTAATCAGCAAATTCAATCCAGTTTGAACGACTGGGAGAATAGCGTTCATGACGTTTTCAATCATGCCCTTGAACATATTCCAGTAAGTCGTTGCTGTCTGCATAATCAAGGCGTGGTTTTCGTTCCAGAACGAAGTCAACTGCCCCCAAATCGACATAACAAACGACACAATGGCTTGAACGGCGTTAGTGATTGCACTCTTGATGGTTTCCCAGATTGCCGTAACCTGTGCACGGAAATTCTCGTTATTGTTCCACAAATCAACGAGCGCAGCCCCGACCATAGCGACGGCAGCAACAATCGCAGCAAAAGCAGCAAGAGCCCCGACTGATAACCCACTGAAAGCAGCACCTAGTCCACTCGCTGCGGTAGAACCGCTTGAGAAGAACCCTACCACCGAACTAATAGCACCGCCGATTGTGCTTAGTGCAGAAACGACGTTACCGACCCAAGTTATCAGTGTACCGAGGGCAAATATTACCGGTCCTACGGTACCGATGATTAAGGCTGTCCATTTAACCCAGCCGTCCACTGGCAGATTGTCCCAGATAGTCCCTAGAACACGCACCACATTGTCTTTAAATGTGATGATAGTCTGCTTCATGTTTTCCATGAGTTGCTTGATATTAGCTTCGTTGTTCCCAAGACCGGCCACCAAGTTCTCAGCGGCTGCTTTCATGGAATTAAACGAACCCGAAACAGTTGTACTTGCTTCTTTGGCAGTCGTTCCGGTTACTCCCAATCTGTCTTGAGTAATACCAATGGCATCAATCAAGGTGTGGAATGGGATATCACGGATATTGTCAGCTGTAGCTTCAAATTCACCATTTAAGACACCAGACTCATTGACCAAACGAGCCATTTCGGACATGGTACCGCCATAACCAAGTTTCAAGTTATCCAGCATTGAATAGTTGTCTTTGGCGAAACCTTGATAAGCGTTTTGAATGTCCGTCATGTTAGTACCGAACTTGTTCGCATTATCTGACATTTGGACAAGGGCTTTATCACCATATTTTGCAGCCTTGGCAGTATCTCCGCCTAGACCTTGTAGCAAAGTAGCTGAGAACGATGTGACCTGCTCCATGTATCGGTTAGCAGACACACCAGCCGTCCTATAGGCTCGATTGGCGTTCTCAATGACGTTGGTTCCCTCGCGGTCCATAGTGTTATAGAGCGCTTGGGCTTGCTGTCGGGTCATGCCGTAATCTCTGGCAAGTGTATTGACGCTTGAACCGTTCTGTTTGAACAGTGTAGAAACACCGCCTAACGATTGCTCAAGGTCTGCATAACCTTTGATAACGGCAGTTAACCCTCCAACCATTGGTAGTGTAAAAGCTGTAGTCATTCCAGCTCCGACTGACTGCATGGCACTACCGACTGACTTCAAACTGCTACCAACTTGAGCGAGCATGCCCCCAGACTGATTTCTCAAATCAGCAAGGGCAGACTTGGCAGCATTGACACCATTGGTGAAGTCGCTTGAGTTGGCACGTAATATGGCCGTAACGTCAAAAGATGCTCCCATTAACTACCCCCTTTCTTTATTTGATTGATGATCCTATTCTTATCAGCTAACGAGAGCGCTCGACTTCTAGGCGCAGTGTCCTCTGGTTTAAATATCTTACTGAACTCTTTTTCATGGTCATAAAACTCATTAAAGGTTCTGTAAGCTGA